CTGTAAAGAACTTTTGAGCATCAAGTGAATAGTTAGTGCCACTTTTAAAAAAAGGTCTTTTATATTCAATTTGTGTAGGTTTCTCGAATTTATCTCTTTTTTCTACTAAAACAACTTGACAATGGTTGCATCTTCCTGCACTTTTGCTAAGATTAAAGCTAAAACATTTATCGGTTTTCTTTTTTCTTTGGTGCGAACATACAGGGCAAAGCATTATATTTTCCCCTAATTTGTTAGCTTGTAGGATGTATTCGCTACGGTCTGCCAAGTTAATTACTTTAATTTCCATTAGTAAACCATTTTAGTTTTAGTTAAATCTTTTATTTCGTTTTCAGGTTTAAACCATATCAAGCGAGCTTTCTGCTTCCAATTTTTGACAACTTTATTATTGCTGTCTTTAAAATTATTAACTTTATAATATTCATAAAATTTCAAAGCTGCTTCTTTAGTATAATTATTAGTATTAAAATAATCTATAATTACATTTACATTTTCATTTTCCATATGATGAACATATGATGAAGATATGATTTTACCTTCTTTCTTCTTGTTTTTCAAACCATTAAGTCTATTTTCTGACCTTGATTTACTAAATTCTTTACGTTTTTTATGTTCATCTCGCATTCTTTTATTGTAGAAAATATCATCTTCTTTTACAAATTTATCGAATATACTTTTATCATATGATCCACATATCATCATCATATCATTTTCAGTAAGAAAATTTTTTTGATGTTGTAAGCAAAGTAGGGTAATATATTTACCTTTTTGTTCATTAGATAATGTTAAAGTTCCAGTTAAAAAGTCGCTGGTATAAAATAAAACTGCAGGATCTTTAGACATTGTTAAATTTAATTAAATTAATAAATGATTTTTCTATTGGTATAAACCAACTTTTTTCTTTTAACAAATCAATATTGTAATTATAAATATCGACATCGTAAAATTCAATTCCATCTTTATAGAATAAAATCTTGTTTTTAATTTTTAATAGTGTTACCATAATTAATACAATAAAAAAAGCATTTAACGATTCGGTTTGTGTACTACACTAGCAAGTCCTAAACTCCTTGCACCGAATCACTAAATGCTCAATGATTTTTATGTTTAGGTATTTCTTAAATCGGCTAGTTAATCCGATAGGCAAATATAATAATAATTATTTACATTACAAAATTATTTCATATAAATACAACGTATTGCTGTTTTAAGTTATCGAATGCTAAAATCGGGTTACTTCCAGCTATTTGATGTACCATAAAGTATTCTTTGAGTGCATGTCTTAATCCTGTCATAAGTTAATATATTATCTATTTTAATTAAAATTATTGTTTTTGGTTAGTATGTTATCTTTTTGTGGAATCATAATCCAATTAATGCTAGTATATTTTTCCGTTAATAATTTTAAGATTATAAAAAGTATAATTGCCTGTTTTAATTTCTAATTCGCAATAAGCAAATCCTGTATTCCATTTATTGATAGGCATATAATAAGGAGTTTTACCACACAAACAACCAACGGAGTGAACGCTGAATACATCCCCATACATTGAAGCTTCAGTATTAGAACTTGTCTTATGGTAATGGCCTACAACTACATTCTCTAAAGTTTTTAAAAACGTTCCCCTTGCTGGATTAACTCCTCCGCTTCCACCAAATAATTCATGACCATGTAATACAGTTAATTTACCGATGCGAATAGGTCTTTTTTCTTTTACTATCTCTATTTTTAACTCGCCTAATTTTAACCTACTTTCTAATTTAAACTCAGGGTCATCAAATATTTCGGGTGCTTTTAAGAATAACCATTTCTCCCAACGTTCATCGTGATTACCTAACTTAAAAACTATTTTAGCTTTTGGAAAGTGTTCACGTAGCGAACTTAAAAAGATACGTGCAGCTTCAAATTCTTGATGTACTTGTCTTTGTCGCCAGTCTTTTTCATGTCTCGATATACCAGCAAAGTCTAAAACATCACCATTGATTAAAATACAATTTACTTTTTTTTCTTTACCATAATTTATTGCTTTTTGAATTGAGTCGTTATCCTGGTAAGGTATATGTAAGTCCGATATGATTAAAGTTCTTGATTGACTAATCTCATAAGGTTCGAAAGTTTCTGCATAAGATTCAGGCATTACAAACTCAATGTTTTGATCTAAGAACTCAAAGGTTGCTAAATGTGTTTTTGCTACTTCGCCTTTTTTACCTCGGTAATATCTTAAACAACTTCTAACAGCTTCAATATCAGTAAACTGTTTATTGTTATCTGCATAGATTTTTTTAGCCAAGGTTAAAGATGGAAGGTTTGGGAACTTAATCAGATAGGATTTAATTATATTACTTACCATTGTATTTTTCATTATTTTTTTATTTTTAATTTATAATTTTTTGCTAAGGTAATTAATTCATCTTTGGTAAATTTATATAATCGTGATGAATCAGCCATATCTTCAAGTTCTTCAACTCTTTTTACTCCTATTCTCTTTACTAACCCTTTGCGGTATTCGATAAGATTACCAGCTAATTGTAGGTTACAATAAGAACATTGTTTGTGTACGTTATCTTCATTAAATATTAGTTTGGTATAAATTTCAGCTTTTAAATAATGACCAGCATCCCATTTGGCATCGGACTTATTACAACTAATACATGGTAAATCTTTATCTCTTTGTCTAATATATATTTGAAAACTTACACGTGCTAAATTTCGTAACTGGATTAAACTTTGGCTATCTACTTTCATTTGCTTAACTCTCTTATTCACTTCCTTTTCTGAGTTAAATTCCATTGAGCAGATAGCCGAACAAACAACTTGCAAGGTATTGAATGGTTTATACATTTCTCCGCATTGCTTACATTGTTTAAGTTTAATTTTCATTTACAAACTATTAAGATAAGTTCTACATTCTTTAATCCTAGAGTACATAGATTCAATTACCTGGTTATCTTTTTTAATGTGAAACTCCTTTATTCTTTTTGCTATCGGAATATTACTATAACTATGGTTACGTTCAATCTCTTCAACAGCTAATAAGTATTCAGGATTCTCACTATCAATCATTCCCATTTTCCAGCTTAATCTTCTTTTTTCATCTTCAACTAATTGAGTAGGGGTGTCAATTAAAACATAAGCTAAACAAGCATCATTCAATCCTGTTAACTCCATGTAAGCTTGTAACTGATAAAAATATCCTTTAGTCGGTATTTCGGTTTCAAAGTGTGGAAACGTATAAATATCCCAGCTACTTTTAATATCAATTACGTTATCGGAAACAATATCGGGCGTTCCACTTAAAAACTCGTTTGAATACCACTGTTCGTTCTTAGTATAGAATCCACCTTTAAAAACTGAATAGGTACTAATAGCAATGTCCTCAACTTCTAATCCTTTCTCTACGTACTTATTTGTGAATTCTCTACGTATACCATAAGTTTTTTCAATGAATAGATTTTTTAAATACGATTTGCACGTTTCGCCCATCTCGCTTTTGGCTCGGCCATTAGTCATGATTTGACCAATAGCCGATGCTCTGAATTTTAAATCGTTAAACATTGATTAAAGCTAGTTTAAGAACGTTTGATTGTGGACCGCTAATTGTATAGTTTTCCATTGCTTCCTTTACTTTATCGGACTTACCTTCCTGTATGGCAGTAATCATTTTCTTTAAAGTTTCGGGAGTTAGCATTGGTTTGCTATCATTCTTTTGCTCAGGTTGTTTTTGACTGTCTGCATCTGATTCGGTTTCATCGATTAAAAATAATCCGTTAAGTGCATACTTTCGAGAGTAACTGCTTGCACAGCCGGTCGCCTGTTCTGCACTCATTCCTTTATGTTCTGCAAGTTCAGCATAACCATAACAAGTAGTTTCATTTAGCTTTGCAGTTGCTTTTAAAAACACTTTAATTCCTATTGCTACTATTTCATCACTAAGGGTTAAAGTAGCGTTATAACGTAAAAGAATAGGTTTAACCGCTTCTAATATATCTTCGGCACTTCTATACTTGTATTTGCCAAACGTGTTAACATTTCCTTTTGGTACTTTTAATTCGTTTTGAATTTTTACTAAATTGTTTTCGGAGTTGCTCATGATTTCTTTTTGGGGTTTTAAAATGGTGTGTTGTTTGAATCGTAAACGGTTTTTCCATTTCCGATGTAACTAGCTTTTACTTTGGCAGCTCGTTCTTCTTTGGTTTGTCCAGTTGTAATGGATGCATCTTGTCCATACTGATTAGGTTGGTCGTTTAAAATGATACTAATGTCATAGTATTCGGCTCCATTCTTACCTGGTTTGATTCTTGACTTATCTAACTTAGCTAAGTCGATTGATGCTGCGATAATTTTACTCATGATTTATTTGTTTTTATTGGTTTATATTTTTTGTTCTAAAATGTCAAGTAAGTAGTTTAATTTTTCCTCATCGGTAAAGTCATTTTCTTTAGAAATAAGCTCGACATATCGGATTGCTTCATCTTTAAAAATGTACCGATGCTCCGGGTAATTAATATCTAATACTAATAACTCATTTGGATACCAGTGTTCAGTTAGCCAGCATTGGTTATAACTTCCACTAGTATAGTCTTCAGGGTCTAAGTCGTACATCATATCTTAAAATTGAATTGGTTAAACGTAAATAATTACTTGTTTCGATTCGCATTTGCATTTCAAGTCCGCAAGTTATTTGTCCTTGAGCAGCATGTTCTAAAATTAAACTTTCTAGCTTGAATATTTTATTGTATGATTCTTCTATTTCTTTTTTCATTATATAAATTTTTTAATATTTTGTTGTATAAATAATTCCATTACTTTTACTTGTTCAAAGTATCTAGCACGTTTGCCTGTAGAATTTCTAGGTAGGTTATCAATGTGAGATTTAAGGCGATCATTAAACATTTGTAATCGGTTAAGTTGTTCAATGTCAAGTTCTATATACATCATTGATTTGCTGCTAAATGGTTCATTTGTCGGCATATCGGATAGCTAAGAAACGTTCGTATAATTCTTTATTAAAGGTGCCATTACTTTGCCACCAGTTCAAAGCATGACAATATCGGGCCATGCACCACACTTGATTACAGCTCGTGTTTTTCATCTAGGATAGTTTTTAAAGTATCATGATAAGCAGTCATGTAATCACTTTCTGAGCAGTCATGTATATAGTCTGCATAATAAGCTCGAGATATAGGGCATAAACTAATTGAGGGGGTTGCTCCAATTTCTACCATTACGCATTTATCTTCGCTAAAGATTTTGTAATAAAAAACTGAAGACTTTCTGAACTTAGGGAGTTGGATGTCTAAAATTTCAATAAATTCTTTTGTTGATTTGATTTCGATTTTCATGATTTCTTTTTTTTTAGGGTTAATTATTTATTTAAAAGTCGTGAGTTGGATATACTTCAATTATTTGTTCTCCAGTTGAATCATCTATGTAATAAGTGTATTCGCCTATTGTTATGTAAACAACGTTAGCTGATCTAATATCTATATTCATATTGCAGTAATGTTAAAGGTTTGTATTGTAGTAACTTTGTTCATCATAACTACATAAGCATAAAGCCTACAGTCTTCAATGGTTTCCCATTTCGTTAGTTT